GTTTTAGGAGACGTATGCTGTATGGTAAAGGCAAAAGAAGGATTTGACCTTGAATATTGGAAGGATTTTGAGTGTATGCACTTTGTCAAAATAAACTATTGCCCTATTTGCGGGCGCAAACTGACGGATGCGAAGTGATGTGCGAGTTTTGCGAACCGAAAAAATACAAGAGTTTACCTATAACCAATAATATTTTGAAATTCAATCCAAATGTTTCCAAAATGGAAATGGTTGGAAATAAAATTCTTATGGAATTCGAATTGAACGGACTAGAATACGAAGCCACGATGACCGTGAATTATTGTCCGCAATGCGGGCGCGAACTGACGGAGGAAAAATGACAAGTACAAAATTTATCGAATACAGCAAGATGATTGAAACGGAATTTGCGAATGCCTGCATAAAGCATCCCAAGTTCTGCGATGCGGTAACGAACAAGAGCGAGAACGCAGTCAAAAAAGCGCTCACCGATTTGCGCATTGATAATAGCGGTACGCCATACTATGCCGACCAAATACTGCATGAAGAAATCTGCGAGGCTCTTGAGGCGTATCAGCAAGGCGAAAAGGCTCACTGCTTGCAGGAGCTCGCACAATGCGCTGCGGTCATATTGAGAATGATGGAGTTTGTAGATGCCGAACAATAACTACCCCCTGCATCCCGGCCAGACCCACGCGGAGCCTCTCTACGCGCAGATCCCGCTGGAGGAATACGAGAGCATCATGCGCGAGAACAAACGTCTCAAGGACGTGCTGAAACGGCACGGGATAACGCTACTCACGGAGGATAAATGAGCAAGAAAATATCGGTACACGTGGACTTGGCAAAGTCCGACAAGGAACTTGACGAAATCCTTGAACATTGCACGATAGACAAGATTTCAATAAAGGACGCGAACAATTACGAAAAGCAATTACTGCAATATGCCATTAGAGAGAAGGCGAAACAAGTCTATGTTGTGCGCAAGATGGGTGTAAACATCGAAACGTCGTGCTGTGAGATTGATTGCCAATTCTTTACCGACAAGGAGGTGGCCTGCGAATACGCGAAGATGTCCTCGCTCACTTGCGAGATTATCGGGCACGAACTCGGACAACTCGCGAACATTCCCGACGATGTGTTCGCACAAATTCCGAACGACGGCAACAAGGAACTCGCGGAAGAATATAGGCGCGTGATGCGGGAGGCGAAATGATTTACGAGGAACTGAACATCCGACCCGCCGCACGTCCGCACGTGGACGTAGACCGCAAGGCATCGCGGGAGTACCTTTTAGGCAAGCGCAATGAATCACCGAAGGCGCGGTGCTGCGAGTGTGGCGCGGAGTGCGACAAGTCGATGATGGCTTGGGTGGGGGAGGGCGTGTACAAGTGCAAGATGTGCATTCTTATGAGGAGGAATGATGGCTAGCGTGTATGAGTTGGCGAAGCAGCGCAACACCGCCGGAATTGACCTTGTGGCGTGCGCTGCATTGCAGAGAGAGATTGTATTGCGTTACAAGCGCAAGGACGAGCAGAAGCCCGAACGGAAAGCCCAGCACAAGAAATGGGCGCAAACGGAGGCAGGGAAGGCTTCTTTGACCCGTAGAAAGGCAAAGTATATGGCGACCGAAAAAGGGCGTTTAAACGCACGTAAAAAAAGCCTTAATTACTATCGCAGACACAAGGACGACCCTGCCTTCAAGGAGCGCAAGAGGGAATCCATGAGGCGTTGGCGCGAGAGGCATCCGCAGAAGGACAAGGAACTACGCCACGACCACAACGTGCGCTACTGGGCGAAGTGTAAGCAACGGCGCATGTCGGGCGAGTACGTGCTATGGACTATGGACGGGATGCTCAAGGTGAGGCTGGCGGGATGATAGCAATATGGAACTGATAGAAGAGGAAATTTTATGAAGTACGAACTTCTCCACGACAAGGCCATCTGCATCTATGGGTACACCGAACCGCTCCTAGAGGAATCGGTTGTCATGGATGCGGTCATGGAACTTGTGCGGGATAGGAAGAAACTACTTGCCGACAAGAGGGAACTGATGATCGAAGTCAAGAAACTCAAAGAACGTCTACCGATTTCTTTAAATCCTCTTGAAGAAGATGGGAGTACGTATCAAGCGACACCCGAACGTCCGAGTGACGAAGCAACTCCCCAAGAGCGCGGATATTCACCTTCCCCGACCTCAAGAGATTGGACGCAAACGAGTGTCGGAAGCGATGGTTAGTCGCCTCCGTAGGGTCTAGTCCTGCCTTCTCTACCGCCCTGCGTAGGTGCATCATGCACCGCTCCGAAGTGCGGAACCGCTTACCGGCAAACATACCCTCCGTGACCTTTACACGCTTCAACTCTTTCTTGAGCCTTTCTCCGATGGGGAGGAAGGCTTCCTTGTTTCCCTTGCCGACAATCCGAAGTTTACCCCCGACAAGGTTATCCGGTCCGAACGAACACGCCTCCGCATGGCGTAGCCCTGCAAACGCCATGAGCGACCAAAAAAGCCTAAACTGCGGGTCGGGCGCGTTGTCTAGGATGCGGTCTATTTCATCGGGAGTCCAGAAGGCTTTAGCCCTCTTGACAAGTTTTGGCGGCTTGACCGTTTTCATCGGGTCGTAGCCGTCCATGCCGAAGGTATCGGCGCACCACCCGAAGAACTGACGCATTAGCCTTATCCGCTCACGGGAGGTTTTCGGTGAGTCGGTGGACATATCGGAGAAGAACTGCACCGCAGTTTCGCGTTTAAAGGCCCGCAGGGAGCCGATTTTCATTTGACCGCACCATTCCACCCATTTGTGCAAACGTGACTCGTAGGCCCTATACGTTGCTGAAAGCGGACCCTTCTCGGAGCGTACCGAGGTAAGGAAGGCGGAAACCGAATCGTCCACCGACCTATCCTCGATTTTCCGTGATTGCTGGATAAGCCCTTCGGGGAGAAAGCGTGTAGCGTTCATGGCATCCAGCCACATCTGCGCCTCGCCCTTCCGGGTTGTCTTGAGGGATATTTCATCGACTAGAACACCGTCCTCGAAGGTACGCCCGTACCAGGTAAGGTTCCCCCTGGACTTTTTCCGCTGCGAAATGGAGTAGTTTTTCATAGAATCCTCTGCAAAAGGGCACACAAAAGGCACACATAACACCGATAATTCAATATAACTAATTACAATTTATGATAGTTGATAGTAGTCTAGTAAAACAAGACAAATCGCCCCTAGCCCAGCAAAATAGCCACCTCCGCGATGGAAGGTGGCTATAAATGGGGCCTCCCGGACTTGAACCGGGAACCAACGGGTTATGAGTCCGTGGCTCTAAAAAATGTCAGTATTTATACGGTCTAGACGGCGAAGGCACACAAAAAGCACACATGATTTTGTGCAGAAAACCCACCCCTCGCAGGGTGGGCTTTGTCCTAGTTAGCGACTAACTAATCACAATCTAGTCAATTCCTTACCGCTTGTCAAGTCAATTGTTTGGAGCGGGATAATTGATATTGTAACGCCAGGGTTCCCTTTATCGTAGAGATTATCCTCGTTGCTCTTACGCACCACAAGCCAATTGTCATCGTCAATGATTCGCAAATCTACAAGCAAGTCTAAAAGGCTCGTCTTGCCGTTGTCCGCATCGCGCCTACGTAGATCGCCATGCACGAACTCGAAGTAAATGGCGAACGGACCACTACCCATAGGCTTGATGTCGTAATGCGTCTTTATCCACAAGACAGCGGCCTTGTACCACTCACGAAACCGCTTTGATGGGAAAGACCTACCCGTTCGCCTATCGGTGACGCGGGAGTTCTTCTTCGATGGTGTCTCGAGTGGTATGTGTATAATCATCGCCGCCAATCCCCAACGTCGAAAAAGATGCAGCCCAGGATGACGACCGCGATGATAAAGACGAGCGTTATCACTTGCTCTCCATCTTCCCGCGAATGAACGAGACGTCGCTGCGTATGTCGTAGAGCAAAACCTTGAACTTGTCCAAGTCCTTGACCTGCTCGGACATCTGCACCTCGAGCACGGCGATACGCGAGTCGCGCTTCTCTCCATCTGCACGCTGGAGATATTGCAAGTAGCCGACACCCGCCGCCATCAGTGCGACGAGTCCGGTTACTACTGGCTGGAGGAACTTCCTCCATTGTGTGGATTCAGTAGGCATTTACCCCACACTCCACTCTTGTGGTGTGAATGTTACAGTCAGCGTGGTCGCCCTGGGCATCATAGAGAGCGCAATCGGTGCATCGGGTATTTGTCTATCGTAAGGCATAGGGGAGTCCTCCGTTTTAAGTTATCCATAAAAGTTTAGTTTATCCAAAGCATAGGTGGCAGGCGTCCCTAGTACGGAGCCGATGGTCGTGTAGATAGATGTGAGGTCTATGGTGTTCACACTAAATATCTATATCATTTACATTGGAGTACACCATATACGGATGTCCTTGTGGAGTGACAGACAAAACACCGCTTTCCCGCCTAAAGTTATCTTTTATGACTTTCTTATTACCGTTCTTGATTTCAAAGTAAGTAAATTGGGGCATTTTAAACGCTCCTCTGCCTCCACCAGTGCAGTAATGCTCAAAAACGACGCTTTTACCAACAACATCGGCAAGTGAAGTGATATTCGCATCGGGAGTGAAAGTACCTGTATAATCAGTACCATCAACATTTACAATGACGTGATTACCTGAGACAACCATATACGCATCGTGCTCCACGCTTGTATTTAAAGGAGTATCAAAAGTGATAGCAAGCACTCGCTGATACTGCTGAGTCCCAAACCTTTTTCCGAAAACGTCAAGAACAAAGTGTGTACTAGTGATAACCAAATGCAGAGACAAATCAACAATATCCGATATTCTGTCACACTTGTTGGACGAATTGATTAAGGCTATGGAACCATAGTAGTTCGTAGAAGCTCTCGTTTCCCAAACCCATTTTACTCGGCACACGTTGTAAGATTCGCCAACAACTACACCGGCATAGTAAGCTGTGACGTTATTATTACCCCCATTACAACAGACCTTGCCATTACGAACAAACGGCAAATCGTAGTAATCGTATTCGGTAAATCCTTCAATATTCTTCGCAACAAATTTTGGTTCAGTATTCCAAGTACACCTATTGCTTGGCTTAAACGAAACGAACAACCTGTCTAAGATTGACGATGCAGTACCGATGCACATATAGTATGCGTTTACAGGACTGTGTAGAGTCGCATCTACGGCACTGTTTATGTTGGACGAAATCCAATTAAAATCCTTGTCAAACCACGCACTATACGTGAACGCATAACGAGTATATACATCCGTGTCTGGTTGTATTCTAAAGTAAGCGCTAGAGAAATCCGCATTTTGTGTTATAGTCCCAGATGCGTTCCAATACCCGTGTAGGGTCGCCTTGGAAGCATCGAAGACTTGGTCGGAATGCTCCACTAGACCGAAGAATACATCGTCAAATCCATCAATTTTCGTGTCTGTGATACGGTCAGGAAGTCCGTTACTTAATGTAATGTAGTCTTCACTGTAATCATCCATCGTAATAGGTGACGAGTCGGATTTTTCAAGGAGAATTGCAAGTGCGTCTATATCCTTATTGAATTCATACGTTATTATCTGCGATGCACTTACAATGCTAGAGTACGTGTCGGAATCTCTATCATACGCCAATAGATTACAAGTCAAGTTATCTGCCGAACCATCAAAATAAAAGCGAAAACCCTTGTACACAGTCGGGTACTCGTTATTAATAAGCCTCTCGTATGAATCTGTCTTGTGAAATTCAGACTTGGCAAACTTATACCTTCCACTTGTAGAGCCTATCCCAAGATATAGTTTTTTGTTTATCGCATTCTGCGCCGTCACCGCCAGCAAATCGTCTTTCGCCATCTTCGCCGTTCCGCTGGGTCCGTCCACGGGTATCACGTCACCCGTGCGGAACGAGGTGATGCTTGTCGGGAGGTTCTTTACTTGGTCTGTTCCGTACTGTGCAGGGGCATAGTTCATTGCCTTGTACCATACGCTGTTGGCATCATCCCACGCCACCGTATCGCCAGCGACCACCGCTATGGAGCCGTCGGTCAATGTGCCGTCATCGGTGAGCGTGTAGAGCCAGCCGTTCTCTTGACCCGTGAGGGCGTTGAGGGTAGATACATCGGCCTCGCCCTTCGGGATGTAGCCGGAGCCCGCCTTCTCCGCGATTTCGTCGATTTGCTCCTGCAAACTTTCTTTAGTGTCGCCAATCGCACCCTTCACCCCATCGCTCGTGACGGGGTTCGTGGAGCCTGCGCGGGGTTTCTCATCAACGAACTGAACGCCGTCGACCAAAACTTCCTTGACGACTTTGGTCGTGTCGCCATCTTTGATAATAAGATTGTGGTGCATTTTCTTACCTCTTTACGTTTTGAATAATGTAGTTTGAAAAATTATTGAATTGAATGAACGAAGAAATGCGACACTTTCATCTGGCGATGTGCAGAGCCACCAACTCGCCTCAAATAGAATTTCACATCCGATTCGTCAGTAAGACTGAAAACCCCGCTAGACCATTGTGTCTGATGTGCCCAGTTATTGTCCACGTCATTGAACGTGAATGTTTCGGCTCGTAAGGTTGTTTCCGAAGTCTCGATAGTCAAATCGTATCTTGCATAGCCCGTATTGCCGCCCGGATTGAAGGCGAGTTCGAGGTCGAAATGGTAGAGCCCTGCCGGCAAATGAGGGTATTCGTCCTCGACCTTTTCGGGGTCGGGAGGGCCTCCAAGATTACCTTCGGCCTTGTAGAACGGTTTCGCGAGCGTTTTGTTCGTAATATACTGCCAGCCGTTCACGCATACCCAATGACCCCACAAGTCTTCCGATGGAGGCTCTGGCGAGCTTCCGCCACTAGGTATGAAAACGTCATCCTGTTCCCAGACGATAGTGTCAAGCGCGTCCTTCAGCACGAACTTGTACTTTCTTCCGTCCATAAGAAAACATACGCACTCACCGCGTTCGTTCAGCGGGATGGGGTTCTCGTTCAGTTCGGTTCCGTTGGCGTTCCTGTAAGTAGGCGACGGCGTATTAGTTCCGGACTTGTACGTGTACAGCTTGCCACCGACAAGCGGCCTGCCGTTGATGTCGTCAAAATGGAGTACAGGTGTGTATATCAACGAATATCCCATTATGCAATCTCCACGTCTACGTATATTCCTACCGTCCCAGGAGAACTTTGTGCGAGGTCTTTCATCACTACTCCAAGTTCGGTTTCAATGTCCGGGAACTGAACTGCAAGAGAAATATCCGCAGCAGTCAAAACACCGTTCGTAACTTCCTTAATCTTGCTTGCAAATCCGCACAGGTTCCCGAAACCACCGACACCCGCATCTACATCGGCACGAACGTTTATTACAACATTCTTTTTTCCAATCGCGAAAATGGACGTATCGGCAAACACCGGATTTATTCGCCATCCGGTATTCATACTAGTCACCAAGTACGAAACATTGGGAATGTTCTTTACCTTGTCCTTTGGGAAAGTACCCGTATTGTTTTCGTAATTGTACTGTTGTTCGTCCGTGTTGTTTATGTGTGCGAGAATGTCGGTAACGTTGATCGGGGTAGCATATACTCCGTTGTTGCCAAGCCACTCGATGTTCACGTAAGTATCAGTTCCTGCATCGGCAGTCTTTAGTACATGACCGCCTAAATTGAAACGACAACGTTCCACACGTCCTGACAACGTGTAAGTTCCACTCTCAAGCATCGCCCATTGTTCTATGCTCTTATTGAACTCACACGCAATTGCCGTAAGTTGAGATAGGGCATTGAGGCGGGCATCAACCACAACGTCATTCAGGTAGCAGTTTCCCGAAACCTCCATGACGTTATCGAAAATCAAATTACCGCGCCTAAACTGAAGACTTCCTATAAGAAGGTCAGTAACATTCAAAAACGTGAGCCAGCAGTCCACAAAGTTCAAGTCGATATATGTATTTACGTTTACAATAACGGTTCCCGAAACGTTGTGCAGCTCGCAATCGCCCTTTATGATAACGTTCGAAAAAATCGCATTGTCAAGAACGCAACCGTTACCAAGTTCTTTTCCTGTTACAGTCTGCTCGCCGAGATCACCATAGTTGTAATCGCCCTGCACGTTCTTTATGTCAATGTAGGAATCCGCGCTAAAGCAATCGTAGACACTTATCGTGGTGTCGTTAAGTACAAGATGACCCCAGTCAAAATCGGACGCGAACCACTCTTCCTTGAAATACATCTCGACTAGAGTAACGTAACCCATTCCAGCACCGAACATCCTGTTGGAATTTACGGAGCAACGTTCAAATCGCTTGTTGTTCGTGGTAACGGAATGACACTCTACGTAGCAATCGGACACGCTGCAGGCCTTGTTGCCCCACCACGCAGGGTCTACCTTTATCGAACCGCCGCCTTCGACGGAAAGCGTGGCGTTAGTGCCTTCGATGAGCGCCTCTCGCGTCTGGCATAACGTATTGCTCGAAAGTGTGAAATCGGAATTGTCGCCCTTGAATACGACATCCTCGCCAATAAGCCAGTTCAGCTTGTGGTGCGAATTGTCCGAAAGGTCCACAAAGTCGGAATATGAAGAAAAGTCGAAATCTCCCGCAAATTCGTAACGTCCAGGAGCGACAAAGCCGATTGTGAGCGGCCTGCTTCTCGAAGAGTTGCGCTGTGCGTAGTTTACCGCGTTCACGACCTTAGCCGTAACGTCGGCATTGTCGGTCATGTCGGGGAGTGCGCCAAACTTGCGCACGTCAAGCACGTCTCCGGCAAAAATCTGAACCCAACGGCCCATTGAGCCAATTGCAACGTCATTCGGCCTTACGAAAGCGCCGTCATCCGCAGAAGCGGTAGAAAGCGAGTCATAGACGAACATGGAAGGCTCGCCCCAGTCGCCTGCGAAGTAGTATCCGTTGACAAGGACTGCGGCGTGTTCAGAATGGTCCACCTGCTTCAGAGCTGCGATTGAACCCACAGCGATAGGCGCTTCTCCAGGTTCGGACGATTCGTTCGGGTCGATAAATCCTACATTGTCTACCTCCCAAAGCATTGCCCACGTATCGGGAGAGCCAGGTAGTTTCTGTTCGATTTGCACCTTATAGAGGCGGTCAGTCTTGAGCCAGATGGCAGGAAGGTAGCCGAGTTCGTCGGTATAGACAACCGGGCCGATGGCATTGGTAAGGTCCATGTCGGCATACACGGGTTCGGGCGTGGATGTTCCGGCTACGTAGAACTCCGCACGCCCTCCGGGTGCCGAAAGGGGCTTGCCCCCATCGTTCACCAGGAATACCTTTAGTCCACCCAATAAAACGCTCTTCATACGCCCTTAATAATTCCATTGGCCTATTTGTCCCAATTTGCCCTGAAAGGGGTAATTCCGAGGTTGTAAAGGTCACGGACAATGATTCCCGGAGTTGTCGGGTTGTTTGTCGTAGACAAGTCGCCGAGGTTGATATTGCCGCCCTGAATCTTGTACCCAAGCGCATTTTTCGTGTTGAAGCCCTCTTGAGGCACGATAGGAGCAAGCATGGTTCCCTTGAACGGGTTATCCTCGTTTGCGTTCTTCTTCATGCGGGTACGCGCCTTATTGAGCATGGCGTAGTTACCGCCTACCTGCTCAAATTTCTTCACGGCAGAATCCGAAACCTTCAAGTCACGCAGAAGTTGGATAATTGCGTCCTGCACGGTCTTGTCGTTTACGTTCGTTGCCATGCCATAAAGCGACACAATTTCATCGGGTTTTAACGCCCCGTTTCGTTTCAACGCATCTTGGACGTGACGGAGGTACGTGTAGGCATAGTCCTTCATGTTTTCCTCGCCAACGATATAGTCCTGCCCCTTCGCGTTCACGCCTGGCCTTCCTATGCGCATTTCCGCATAATCGCTCAACGCGTCCTTGAATTTCTTCATGGCGTAGTCGTATCCCTTCTTTACCTCGATATTCTTGTCGGACTTCGTAAAGGCACGCTTCAACGCGGTTTCCTCAAGGCCCGAAAGAGCTTCGCGAAGTTCTGCCGCCTTGTCCTTCGCGACCTTGGTTCCGCCGACAATCTTATGCAGCTCCGTAAGGAACGCATGAGAAACATTCTTGTTTCCGTCAAGGAACGGCTTTAATGTATTCTCATAGAACTCGTCATTGAACGGCATGCGGTCGGAAAGGAACTTGTTACCCGAAATAACCTTTTCCGGGGTGTACCCTGCGATAATAGACTTATCGCCTTCCATCTCGTTCTTGAGCTGGTTGAGAAGGAAAGCCTCGTCTTGAGACATAGGTCTTTCAACGCTGGGCTTTTCAAGGACTTTAGACTGAATCTTGTTGTACTTTCCGAAAAATTTATCCATGTACCTGTAAGCATTGGGCTTATAGGTGGAGTTCTTCTTTTCCTTGTATTTCGTTGCAAGGTTCATCGTCTCAGTTTCGCCACCCTGCTTTGCACCCAAAGCATTGAGTTTACGCATATCGTTCTGCTCACCGATGGGGATGTTCGGGTCTATTCCATCGTCAAATCCCCTAAAAATATCCTCTCCCTGCAATACGGATTCCGCTTCCTTCTTCGCCTTGTTTACTTCAGGCTGTAATTTCTTGCCCCTATCTCCCACGAACGGTGTTGCGTTAAGTCCGTCGGAACCGGCCTTCAAAGCCTTATCAAGCGCATCTCGATTTCGCGGGTCTGCAAGGAACTCGATAAATTCTTCGTCGGTCATTACACGGTCGGTATTTCCGAGACGCAAAGAGGACGCAACGGCCTTCACATAGTCCTTCCCGAACTTCTGCAATAGTTGCTGTATTCCTGTTCCTATGGCCTCGAATCCGGCTCCAAGTCCTGCACCTATGGCGAGGTCTTTGCCAGTCAATTCCCGGTCATTAAGCGCAGCGGATGCCGCATCAATGCCAGCGCCTTCGGCAGCACCGGCGAGACCGGCTCCGATGTAGCGGCCTGCCGTACCGAGTTTCGAAAGTGCGTTCGCACCAAATTTCACACCATTTGCAAGCAATCCTCCCGTGCCAATCGTCAATAAGGTAATCGGGTCACGGGCAATATTCCCTGCGATGTTCCCGCCTTCCTCACCGCTACGCTGGCCGAGGTTAAACTCACCGCCACCACCGATAATGTTAGACTTGTTGGCGAAACTAGACAAAACCCTTCCGGGAAACGATGCAACATCGTGAATGCCAGCCTTGACTGTTCCAAGATTAAAGCCGTCATTGCCCTGCATTTTCTGCTCTGCAAGGCTGGGGAACGCCTCTGCAAGCGCACCCAGCACACCACCGCCGAAATAGTCCTTGCGCTGCTGGTAGGTGGTGCGCTTCGGTTCTACGTTAGTAGCTTCTCTTACAGGAGTATCAACGGGTTCTTCTTCAAGAATATATCCTGCCGCTTTGGGGTCGTTTATACCTCTTTTGTTCAGCAACGCCTTGAAGTTCCTTACATCCTGTTCTGTAAGACCGGTCCTAGTTTTTCCGTCCGGATTAGTTACTCTATAACTCATAATCTACCCCTAGAAATTATCCCAGTCTGTTTCTTTGTACTTTGCAGGCGCGTTGTTGGGTTCTTCGACTCCGCTCAAGTCCGCAGGATTGTTGTTCTTCTTTTGAGAACTCTGCATCTTCTTGAGCTGTCGGTTGTATTCGTCATTCATCGGGAAATCCTTGCGGCCTTCGATAATATCCCATGCGTTCTTGTCGATATGGAACAGGTCGGTATAGAGTTTCTTGAGCTGCGCGTATTCTTCGCCAGAAAGGTCGCTAGATACAGAACTCCAAATAGCCCTAATCTGTTTCTGTACGTCAGACGCAAGTGCCCACAATGCAGGATATTCACTTTCAGCATCCGCGACAACACTTGCTATAGGAACGCTCATCCTTCGTATGTAGTTTCTCATGTCGTCGGTGAGAGAGCCGTGGATGCTCTTCGCAGTCTTGAACTCTTCGACCGTAGGCTTGTAGTTCGGAGTACCGACAAGCAAGCCGTTGGAAATGGCGGTCATCGGAGCCTTCGAAATGTAGGAGTTGACAAACGAGTTGAAGTTACGGAACTGAAGCACCGTTCCGATACTTGCCCTCTGCCCAAACAGGCTCTTGAATTTCCTGAACGCATCTTCCGGGTTCTTGACACCGAGGCTCTTGAGTTCATCGACCTGCTTGTTATACTCGGCTTCCTTCTTGTTCAGTATATCTTGAATAGGATTGATAGACTGTTGCTTCATATCGTTATCCTTGATTACGGCACCTTCGGTAATAACATTCCTAGCAGCCTTCAGTTTTTCAAGGAACTCGGGGTCGTCAACCTTTAAGTCATTTGCGAAATTGCTCAATTTTGCAAGATTTACAGAATCAATGACATCTGCACCCGAGCCGGACCAGCTCTTCTTATGGATCGGTTTAAGTCCATACATTCCTGCTGGAACATCATTTTTACCGGGCATGTACTTTTTAACCTGCGGGTTATCTTCATAGTTGCCCTTCAGTAGTTCAGTAACCTCTTCATCGGTAAGTGCCATAGGATTCTTTACGGTCAACAATGCCGAAAGCATGCGGTCATAAATGAGTCGCCCGTCCGGGTTGTTCATGTGGTCGTAAGGATTTACCTGCTTCCATTGCAGCAACCTACGTGCACATGCAGCAAGTTTTCCTCTAAACGCTCTAGCTACCGGGTCACTTTCGGCATCTCCAATAGGTTTCGCGTTTTCTTCCATCGTATTCGTGATGTTGTTTTCGTCGTCCTTGATAGGCTTATTGTTCTGCCTGTTCAGCCTACCTTGTGCGGCTCTTCTCGTACCAGCCTGTCCGAGAAGCCATTGGGCAAGTGCCTCGTCATAGGTCACGACGTATGAAGCGGCAATATTCAAGACGCGGTCAAGTTCTTCGGGCGCAATTCCGATTTGGTCGGCCTTCTGCAAAATCAACCCGCAGATACGGCGCGCCATGTTCTTACGCCACTGTTCGAACTCCGCCAAACTCTGCTTGTAGTTGTACTCAAGGCTGGAACGGCGTTCGTTACGCATCGAGTTAGCCGCTCCCAAGTCCCACTTCGCCGCCTCGTTTGAAAGGCGGTCATAGGGGATGCCTTCGGCCTCACGCTGGGCGATGAGGTTCTGGAGCGAGTTCTTGTTGTACGATTCGTTGTAAGCGCGACCGAGGTTAAAGCCCTTCTCGACGGGCGCGTTCAGTTCCTCGAAGGACGAAGTCTTCGGGGCCGCGTTCTTGAGGAAGTAAAGACTGTTCAAATCAAATGCCGCCATTATCTCACTCCTAGATTGTAGTCCGTCTCGCGGGTCATGCTACCCGCAGTAGGATATTGTGCGACCGTGCCCGGAATGCCCGTCATGGCGTCCGAGTTCTTGTACTGCGCGTCTAGCTGGAACACGGGATTTCCCTGTCCTCCGTGTTCCATTGACGCCATGGCCTGCAACGCGGCGAGAAGCTGTTCAATGGTGCCGTTGCCGTTCGCTACCGCCTCCACCTGCGCCTTCTGCTCTTCGATGTCGCCTCCGTTGCCTTGAGGTTCGGGTTCGGTAGCGGTGACGGGAGAAGGATGATCCGCAGGCACCTGTTCCGGCATGGTCTGCAACGGCGTCATGAAATCCTGCGAAGGTACGCGGGAGCGCATGTCGCCGCCAGCACCTCCGAGCGTATCGGGGTTACGTGCTGCGCCGAGATTTAGGTCACGATACTGCGTGTTCATCGCGGCGACCGGACCAGGATTTCCTTCCGGCTGTTCGCCATACTTGTAAAGCCCTGGATGGAACGGTGGCGTCACGTTGGAATCAATGGCCCTAGACTTGTCCATCGCCTTCATGAACATGGAATCGTAAGGTATCATCGTTCCCATATCACGCTCCTATGAGGTTGCCCGTGTTGGGGGTCTGTATGGCCGGGTTCCATCCCTGCAAGAAGAGTTCGGCGAAGCCCTGACCGCCTTCGTTAAGGCCCTGGTTCAGCGTCTGGTATTCCACGGGAGTAGTGTTGACTGGAGTAGATGCCGCCGGAGTGCTTGCGGTAGGCGTAGCGCCTGCCTTCGAGGCGTAAAGACCGACGCCCGTATTGATGCCCTTCGCGAGGCTGTCAAGGACGGATGTCCACTGTTGCGTACCCGCCATATCCGCCGCGCCCTGGGCCTGCTCCTGCTGTTGAATAGCTGCCGCGTTCTGTGCGGCGAGGTTCTGCCTTGCTGCCGTCTGCATCTGGTTTGCCTGCAAACCCTGGTTGCTCACGTTACCTAGTCCGTTCAGTTGCGCCTGAAGGTTTGCGTAGTAACGGTCGGCCTCCGCCTTCCATGCGTTAAAGTCGAAATTGCGGTCATCGGTGTAGCGCTGGAACGCGCGATTGTAGGCGTTGCCGTATTCCTTGCTCGCCTGCTCCTGGGCGTAGTCGTTCGTTGCCTTCTGCGCGGCTCCCGAAAGGTTCAGTCCGTTCGCGACGTTGCTCTGGTCGAGTGCGGCCAATCCTTCTGCGAGGCGAACCTTGTAGCTCGGGTCGTCGGTAAAGTCCTTTGCCGTGAACGTGAAGTCCTGCGGGGCTTCGTAAGCCTTCTCGCCGCTAACGTAGCGGTCCCAGGCTTCCTTGTCGTTCACCATGTCGTAGTAGGTCTGTCCGGCACTCTGCCCGAGTTCCTGCATCTTCGCGTTGTACGTACCTGGTCCGAACGATTCGTCGTATGCCCTCTGGAACTCCGCCTTCTCGGCTTCGGTAGCGGACGCCAGCTTCTCGTAGGCTTCCTTCTGCGCCTTCGCGCCCATGTAACCGCTAATCGCGGAAACAAGCGTACTTACGGCCACTCCTGCAATCAAGGCTCCCATGTCTATCTCCTTGCAATAAACGTGACGGATAGCGACACGTCGGCACTACCGCCCGTAATTGTTCCGTTACTATTAAATTCCACGCCATCGTGCGTAAACGTCACCGCCGGTGCCAAGCCTTCGATACTCGCACCAGCCTTCACTATACCCGTGACTGTCACGACGCTTCCCGTGCGTACCGCGTAAAGGTCATCCGCAATCTCCACCGGCGTCTGCGCCTGGTTCATCCACGTGTCGAACGAGTTCATCCACGGGTTCCAATCCGGGTTCAGCCCTCCATCGCGGAAAAACTGCGGTGCGCGTGGCATCGTCTGGACGTAGGTCTCGGTGAGTTTCTGCGATACGTTCCTGTCCATCACCTACCCCCGATACCTTCCTCGGTCTCGATTGTAGCACCGTAGATGCTCCACCTTACCGGGTCGCTAACGCAAATCTCGTAGCACCTGTCTACGGCAGAACCTAGCCTGTTCCACTTCACGCGCCTTCTATACTGGCCCTGCGTACCGCTAGACTTCCACCTCGGTTCCCTGCGGATTCTGCCTGCGCCATCAAGCGCACAGAGCATAATCTGCGGGTCGCTGCCCTGCCCATACGGAAGGGCGTTACCACATTCGAGGTCAAGTTCAAGGCTAATGTGGCGAATGCTCTTGCCGTTGGAACGCAGATGCGGAGCCACGCGCCTGCGCACGATAGCCTCTCCGTCATCGTCGTTGTAGTGCGTGCTTACGTGGTAGAGTTCTCCGGTGGTCCCGTTCGCCCCGAAAATCATACTGAACGCCGGCGCGATACACGTGATGTTCCATCTGTGGTCCACCGTGTCTATGCGGCTAGAACGCTTGTGCCAATACTTGTTGCCCACGTTGTACACCCACGTGACGTCTTGAGACGGGAACGTGACCGAGTAGTACACCTGACCGTCATCGCTCCAGCACATCCCCACGGCATCGTCGAGCGTCTTGTAGGTCGCAAATTCCTGGCTCATGGCGTCCGTACTGATTACGGAAATCGTGCCGTTGGAAGAGCCTTCGTAGATATGCAGGCGGCCCGTTTCCCCACCGCCAACAAAGAACACGCTCGCCGCAATGCTTGCAACGGAATCCCCGTTAATCGTTCCTACACCGGACGCAACGCCGTTGACCTTGCGGATAGGGGAGTAGAGCGTACCCGTAGAGGATGTAGTCTGCCAAAGTTCGTAAGTTTCCGAGCCAATCATCCATAGGTAGTTTCCCGCCACCGCTACTGCAAGCACTGGGTCGCTCATCATGGACGCACTCACGAAATCGAGTTCCGCCCATTCATCGGGCTTATTGATAGAACTCCAGTACACCCTCTGTGAAAGGCTGTTGTCGTCAGATTTTCTGCCGCACATATACACACGGGCGTCAAGGAAAGCGAGTTTCGAAGGCCGTTGAGGAACGGTATTACCGAGGGAAGAGAAGGCCCTCGTATCCATATCCACGCAGTACATTGTCGTGCCATCGGCAATGACTATCTTTTGTGGTATGCTGCTGCCACTCTCTCCACCAGCATCTACGATGGATACGGGGCTATTACCGTCACTAATCACCCCTAGTCGGGTAACGTTGCAGATGAAGTCCGCATCGGGAGGTTCAAGCTGCCAAACGGCATCCGCACCCACGATCACGACACCATTGAGCGTATCACCGGCAAAAGGAACGGAGCATTGGTGGATTCCTCTAATCTTGCTCTCCGCATCGGGGTTATTGGTAGGGAGTTCGGAATAGACTTGAGTAAATCCCTTGATGCGGAATCTAATCTTCTTCGTACCCGCAGTACCCACAAGCATGTGCTTGTACGGGGAATTACCGCTACCTACCTTCAAACACTCGAAGTTGATGCACTCCTGGCAATCAACCGGCTTGCTAGGGTAGGAATAGGCTGGGCCTACGATGGCGTCGAAGTTAGAAAGTTGCATGGCCGCCACCGTCCGTGAAGATGTCATAATGCAGACTATGAACGTAGCCGGGTGCGCTCCAGTCCGGTATAGGCGTCGCACTCTGCGAACGGCTGCGGACGAACGTCCCGTATGCGTTCTTGTACCTTGCAAGCAGGCTCTGCTCGACCGCCTGGTAACCGGCACTTGCCGCAATCTCCGCTGCGAGGCGGTACTTTATGGCGCTCAATGCCGAGGAATCCATCGCCGTGAGGTCGGTGTCGAGCGTCACGTCCTTGAATGTCGGTTTAGGGAAAACCACCATTACACGGGATGCTCCCGACACCCAAAGTCGCGGATAGGGGGTCTTTCCCTTGTCGTACCACCACCAACGGCCAACATGCTCTGCCGAGTAGAAATTCTGCTGCTGGCACTCCGCCATCTGCCCGATACCGGAACCTACCACCTGGTAGATGTTTACAGGCGGTGGAGTGATAAGGTCGATAATGTAGTTCTCCGGTTCGGATGTCAACTTGAACGAACCCGTATATGCTCCCGAAAGTTCCGCATTTACCGGCAAATCAAAGGCAACATGCGACACTACCGCCGATACGGATGCCGTGTAGTCATGACCGCCAATACGAACGTCAACGGAATCGCCTACGTTCAGGTCGTGGGAATCGCCGCACGTGCAATGAACGCCGCTAGAGTCGGCAACGGCAGAAAACACCCTATGCGGGTTGCAGGAGAAGGTCACGAACCCACGGACCGGCACATCCATCACTACCGCCGAGTTACCCGTGCTAAAGTCCTCTTTCTGCACGAAAACGTCAAGAATCTCGTTGAGCATGGATAGGGCATCCTTCGTTTCGAGGTCATCGGGGGTATCCCCAAGCCCACGAACCGTGGAGCGGATGTATGCGTCACGAATTAGGTCTCTTACCGTGTTTCCCATGGTCTTTTTCCGTAAAATTTTACGTCCTTAATAATTCCATGTTGGCATTTTGTTTAGAAATTGTTTATATTTTGTTGAGTAGTGAAAGCCGTTGCGACTAAATGGAGGTTCCATGAAGGGAATCATTCACGGTCGCCGCCAATGGCGCAAATACGACGGCTCCACATACTACTTCTGGTCTATGGCCACCCACAAGAGGGAAACCCTATCAAGGGACGAACTCTGGGAAATGGGGAAAACGCTCCCGATCAAGGTCAAGGACACTATGCGGAAAATCGAACTATTCAAGGTTCCGATGACACCGCAAGAGCAATTCGACGCTCTCACGCTATGCTCAATCTCGATTTATTGCTTTAACGGCGCACCAAAGATGGATATGCCGGGAATCTCTATGGAAGATTACTCAAACGAGTTCTACATAGAAATGGTAAAGTACCTCAAGAAATGGAATCCCGAAAGGGGACCGTGGGGATGCCTTGTCAAGTTCGTGCGCCTACACACCATACGCTCGGTAAGCAGAAGGTGGGAAAAATACAAGGGTACGGAAAGAATATCCCGTACCCCAGTTAAGGAGAAAACACTCTCCGAAATCGACTGGAAGGCCCTGCAAGAACTCGGTACGCCGATTTCCGATGGCCATCAAGTCGTTACCCAGAACGCTTAGTCGAGCTGCACTTCCACGTCAACGATCCATTCCGGCAGCAGGGCGGTAAACACGCCGAGCATGTCGAGACGGTCGGGGAACTGGTCGGTCGTCACCGAGTAGTCCTCGATGAAGCGGATAACCACGTTCTTGTAGTTGACGGTGTTGCACATTTCCACCTTCTTCGGACGGGCGAGGTCCACGTTCGTGAGGACCATGGCGTCCTTGTGGAGGACCGGGCAGCAGATGTAGTGCTTGGTCGAAACACCGAGAATCGTACCTGCGGCGCTCGGGACGGCGGAACAGTTTGCCATGGCGAACTGCTTGCGGTCTTCGGCGTCAGCGATGGAACCTTCGGCGATGACCGGACGGATGGAGTACACGAGGGCCTTAAGGCCGGTGGAACTGCGGTCCTTGATGCCGAGAACCTTGCGCTGCAAGAGCTGCGGGTAGACGGCCTTCGTTTCCGGGTTCACGAAGTAGGAATCCGAGAACTGGATGGTGTCACCGACGGCGAGTTTCTGCTGGTTGGCCTCGCTCGTGAAGGTAAGGTCGATCCACTGCGTGAGGTTGTCGTAGTCCGGGGTAATCGTGCCCGGAGTGACGGCGACGCCGCCAGCACCGTTGGTGTGGACGTAGGCGAGGTCGGTAGAACCCCAGGTAAGACCGGCGACATCCTGGATGGTGCCGTCCTTGATGGCCTTGGAAATCGCGGCAGCGTTGTTGTAGAGCTGCTTCACGTTCTGCGTGAGGTCGTTCTCGACGTCGGAACCGACGAAGGCCATGCGTTCGGTCGGGTTCTTCGGGGCGAGGAACTTGTTCAGGCGCGCCTTGGCGTCGAGGAAGCCCTTGTAGAGCTGGTCGCCGGTATAGCCGCTGCCGATGATGACGGTAGAGCCAGCGACCTTGGAAGCCGTGGCGAGGCCGTTTGCGTCGAAGTCGGATGCGAGTGCGGAGCCAGCCGGACGAATCCAGCGCTTCGAGTACTCGTTGCCGCCCTTGTCGATGTCGATGGTGAGTTCGCGTGCCGAGAACTGGAAGTCCACGCCCTTCTGTTCGGGCAGGGTCACCGGGACCTTGTCTTCGTGGACGTCCTGGATTTCCATGCCTGCGCCGGTACGGACGCGGAACTGCGCCGGACGGCGCACGAAGATGGTATCGCCCTTCTTGGCACCGCGTTCCTCAAAGTCGGAACGGTAGTCGTTACGGACAAAGCCGGAGAAAAGGCGGGTGTTCATGAAAGCCTTGGTGGCTTCCTTCACGACGTAGCCGGAGATGTACGCCGGCGTATTGGTTGTAGTTACGGTAGACATTGTTTATTTCCTTTTTGTTCTAGTCGCCGTTCTCCATCCACTCGTCCATAGAACACGTGGCCGGGTTCAGGCGCCCAGTTACCGGGTGGCGTACTTCCTGCGGCTGCTTCAGCGCCGGGGCCTTCGGGGCCTCCTGCGGCTTTGCCGTATCCTGCGCAGGCGGATTGCTGTTCTGCGCTTCCGCACCCTTGTTGTTTTCCGCGTTGCGACGGATTTCCTGGAGACGTCCCTCTACGCCCTTGAGGAAAGCGATACGTCCGCTTTCGGGGGTCACGAGGAACTGGTTGCGAACGGCGTCCACGTTCTTCAGCGTGTACAGTATCATCGCGCCCATAGGGGAGTTCTTGGCATACAAATAACTTGCCCTATCTACTGGTATGTCCACATCGCGGGACATCACCTCGTCGTAGTCGGGTATGAACTTGCGTGCCTCGGCCTCCGTCCTGGCAAAGTTGGCCTCTGCGGATTCCATCTCCGCACGCTCCTTCTCCGCCACGCGCTCGCGCTCGATAATGGCCTTCGCCTTCATCTCGGAGCGGTAGTCAATCCACTCTTCATCGGTCGCAAAATCGTCCCTCGTCTTTTCCTTCGGTTTCGGGAGGCCCTTCTTCAGTTCCTCCAGTTCCCTCATGAAACGGGCGTTCTGCTCCTTGAGTTCGCGGTTGCTGCGCGTAAGGTCGTTGATGCGTTCCTGTACACCCTTCGGGGTGTGACCCTTGTTGCCGAACGGATTGACGTTCTCCTTCGCCGGTTCCTTCTTCTCTTCAACCTTTTTGGGTTCTTGAGTTTCTGGCTTGGCTTCCTCCGCAGGCTTATCTTCCTTTGCGGGTTCTTCCTTAGGCGTTTCGGTCGGAGTTTCCTCCGGTTTCGTCTCTTCCTTCGGCTGTTCTGCCCCCTCACCGCTATAATTGCCGGTAAGGTCCAGTCCGTCTATCTCTTCTTCCATTGTCTTCGCCATGGTCGCGTCCTATCTCGGAATTGTTCGCTCCCTCATGAGGAACACCCGTACCGATTCCGGGTCATGTCTACCGCCGCTACGCAATTTCCCCGCGCCTGGGAGCGTGGTTCCATAGGTCCGCTGCGTCATATCCCGCACTGATTTAACGACCGTGCGGTATGGTCGCCCAATTTCTGTGCTTAATAGTTCCTTGAACCTACTTTAGGTTCATGAGCATGTCGGTCTGCGAAAGTTCGTCGTCGTTCAGCGTGGCGTTCTTGAAGGCGAGATTCGGAGCGGTCCTCTGCTGCGCAGGTGTCATCGTGTCAATCCCAGGAACGTCCGTCCTCGTGGTCGTACCTGGCATGACGAACTTGGAGTTCGCCCTAGCGGTCTCGATGGCACGCTTGCCCACTTCCTTGATGAGGTCGGTCTGTACCTTGGCGGCAGTCTTCTCGACATCCGCCTGCACCTTCATGGCTTCGCGCTGGTTCGCGTTAAATTCCTTCACCTGGGTCTCGGCAAGGCCGTATTCGCCCTTGATGCGTTCGGCGGCTATGCGGCCCTGAATCTGGTTCTTGAGTTCGCCTTCGAGGGCGACGATACGGGCCTGCATCTGCTGCTGGATTTCCATGTTCGCCTGCTTCGTCTGCTCGAACATCTGCATGGCCTGCTCGAGCTGCGCCGCCGGAACAAATCCCTTCGGGGCTTTCTCGGCAGCCTTGATTTCGGGCGGAAGCATGGCATGTAGACGTTCAGCCGCCTCGTTAGCCCACGGAATATCCATGTTCTTGACGGCAAGGTCCGCAATGGCGGTGGCCGTGTTCGGTATTGCCTGCATGATGCTCTGGAAGGCGTCTACACCGGCCTCCCTGCGAGTGGCATAGGAGTTACCGCTTCCAACGGAAATATCCATCTCGGTAAAGTCCAAATCAATCGGGACCTGCTCGCCTTCCGGGGTGTTCGGCCCCATCGGGTTGTCGAGGTTGACGCTCTTGAGTTTACCATCCTCGCCCAAAATGCGGATGACACGTTCTTCCTTGTACACGTAAGGGATACATCCCATGAGCCAGCGGCCTACCTGCTGGATCGTCATCTGCAAGTGCTCGGTATAGGTGAACTGGCCAGCGTCCGCCGTAATCTGCTTCGCGATGATGGCCTTGCCCGAAAGTTCCTTCGAATCGCTACCGAGCGCCGTATCGTAGATGCCGGTCACTTCCTTGAGGTCGTTGATGGCGCCGACTGCCGCTTCGCGCATCCACTGCGTGTCGGCCTTCATCGCCATGAACTCCGGCTTGTTCTTCGTCGGTTCGCCGTCAAGGTTCGTCGCGCGGTACTTGAGCACCTTCGTCGGGTTCTTCGTGCAGTTGTTCCAGTCGGGCTCGTATTCCTTCGGAATCGTACCCTCTTCGGCCATGATGGGGGCCTTCGGGGTAAGGGCGATGGTCTCGACTTCCTGGCTCTTGAGGTAGTTGTAGATGCGCTGGCTATCCTGCATATCGCGCACGATACCCTTGACTACACGCTCGCCCTCGTAGACAACATCCTCGCCGATGACCGGGAATATAGGGATAATCTCGCCGGGGAACCTTCCGTAGTCAACTACGTTCGTTCCGTCGATAAGTGCCCAGAACACGCCATCGGCCTGCTCGTCATCGAGCCATTCCTTCCACCAGTACTCGTAGCACCAGGTCACATCGCGGTTCTTGGTTTTCTTGAACCTCGAAATGAAGAACGTGGCATCGCTTCCGTCCTCGCGCTCCGCGTCCGGGTCCATGTAGTACCTGAACGCGTCCTTCACCTTCTCGATGCGGAGCGTGTGCCTCTTCAAATCCATATTGCCGCGAATCCATCCGAGACCGCCAACCGCCGCACACTCAAGCGCATGGCTGTAGGCGTACTTCGCGCCCGACGTGTCCTCGATGTAGCGCACGAGGCCCATGCCGACTTCCGCCTTGTTGACATCGGCATCCTCGCGCGGGTTCAGTTTCACGCTAGGCGGGTTCTTCTTCGTCTCGGCTACGATACGCTTAACGAACTTGCCCAGGATGGGCACGGTGAGAATCGGCCTGCCCTGTCTCTGGAGTTTAGCCTCCTGGGTCCACTGGTCGCGTGCGCCGTAGAACTCCCAGTCCTTGCGCATGTCCTCGTAGTGACGCGCCCAGTAACTAGACGCGCGGGAAAAGTCGTCCTCCGCCTTCTGGCAGAGCTTCTTCACCTGGAGGGGGTTGAGGCCCGTCTGCTTGTCCACGGTCTTGAAATACGAATCGTCCTGCATGAGCCACGACGAATCGGGGTCCGTGAAGTCCTCAAGTTTCACCTTGGAGAGGCTAGGCGCTATGGTATTCGGGTCGAAGTCGAACGGCTCCGACGGGGCTACGTTGAAATTCTCTTCCGCTGCGGTCATATTCCCATCCAGTCGCTTGAAAATCCGTATTCGTTCCTTTCGCGCCTTAATAATTCCACCTGCGGTTTCTTGGGCTCGTATGCCTCGCTCGCCGGTCTTACCGGCCTCACAAGCAGGCTATGCCCAAGAGCATCCGCCCAGTCGGTACTCGGGAACCCGCGCCCGATGTAACTCCTCTTGCTCTCTATGGAATAGCGGCCCTTCGAGTCGTAGAAGAACTCGATGTTCGTCATGTCGGTAGTCCACTCCTCCAGGGAGCCCACGTTGTTGAAACTCGCCTGCGGAAGGAAGTCCTTCTCCATGCCCCACATTTCATCCCTCATGCGCACGTACTTCTTCCTGTTCCTCGCCTCAAGTCCCGTGTTGAGGGGGATAGCCATCTCTCCGAGTTCCTCCCTCAAGTCCTGGTAGATAGGGTAGCCCTGGCCCACCGCGTCAATACCCAGCCTCTGCACACCCCATTTCGCACAAAGCCCGATAACCTGCTGCGTCAGTTCCTTGTTCTTGACGTTACGCCACTCGTGCCCGTAGAGAAGGTTGTACCCCTGCCGGATAACCATGACACTCCTATCGTGGAATAGGCCGATGTCAAGCCCAGCCACTACGCCGTCGTCGCTGCGCTGCGCAGGGCGGTTCCACGCGTCGGTTACGTACTTGAGCGGAATAAACGTTCTCTGCGACTGGCTGCGGTATTCGCCAAGCCATATCCACCGGTACTTGTCGGGCTCACGCTCGCGGCATTCCTCGGCCTCCTGCACTACCTCCGGCGGCAAATACTTCAGCACTTCCAGGTAGTTGATGAAAACACTTATGGTCCTATCAGCCTTGTCATGCTGCAATCGCTCTATCGGCGTTGTCGGTAGTTGCGGGTTGTAACTGAATATGACCTTGCAGCCCTTCTTTCTCATGGTCGGACAAAGCAGGTCCAGGCTCTCCTGGCTAAAGGAGTCCGCCTCGTCACCCCAGAATATGTCCGTACCCTCAAGGCCCTTGACTGAATCGGGATTGTCCCTCAAGCCCATGAAGGTGAACCTGGCTCCAGTACGGCGGTTCTCTATGTACCCTGCGGTGCTCTTGAACTCGCTCCACTTGCCCGCACGCTCTATCGTATCCTCAAGCAATTTCTTTGAGGAATCCGCGATGGACTTCATGATCTCACGTCCACACACCACCCGGAGCCCGTCATACGTACACGCATGGTCGATAAGTGCTCGGGCTATGCTCCACGACTTTGTTGAAGCACGTCCGCCCTTGAACACCAAATACTTCTTTCCAACCGAATATTCCGGGTAAAGCACCTTGAACTTCGGGCTGGTGTATTGCAGTACGTCGAGAACCTCTCCCAAGGTCTAGCCCTCCGCGGCCTTCTTCGCCACCTCTTCCCCGGACTCCACCTTCACTTCTCCCGTAGGCTCCTCCTCGCCCCAGCGGATGACCTTC